TATTCTTTACTTATATAGAAGAGATTTAGATGGAAGCTAATATAGATAAGAATGTACTTAAGATCTTGAAATACAGAATACATTTCGAGCAGTATCATAAGGTATATAACCCAAGTATTCTCCATAAGAATACTAAGCTGATATTAAAGGCTTACGGAGCGTATTTCAAAGAATATCCTTACGATAAGATTAAATACTCAGGATTTTGGACGTTTTTTAAACAATTGAACTCAGGTAATACTAAGATATTTGATCTCTTAGAAGATCCTATTAGGAATGCTCTTAGTAAAGATGTGAGTGAAGCTGAGTTGATGTATTTCTCTAATACTATTTTAGAAGAGAACGCAATAACGGATGTAATGAATATTATACATCAATGGAAACAAGGAGATGAAATTAAGGTTATCTCTGAGTTATATGAGATCATAGAAGATGCTATTTTAGAACAGACTAAAGAAGATAAACTTATAAAAGCTGATTTAAATGTAGATGATTTTTTATCTCTTAATAACGTAGAGACAGGTCTACAATGGCATTTAGATTGCCTTAACAGAGCTATGCGACCACTTAGGCAAGGAGATCATATCTTACTTGCTGCTAGGATTGACTCAGGAAAGACTTCTTTCTTATTAGATCAAGTAGCATATATGGCTAGACAACTTCCTGAAGGTAAAATAATTAAGTATTTCGGGAATGAAGATTCAGTTAAGACTCTCCAGGCTAGAATTCTTAGTTTAATTACAGAAAAGTCTTACGAAGAACTCGGACAAGACAGGGATTTAGTTAAGAATACATTAGACTGGGTTAAATCTAAAATAGAGTTCATTGAGTTTCATGGAAGAAATACAATAGATGCTGAGAAAGAGTTACGCAAAGGAGATATAGGACTTGTAGTATTTGACCTCTTAGACCATGTTAATCTAAGCAAGGCGGTAGGTAATAAGGTAGAGGATATAGAGGCTTTATATAACTGGTCTAGGGCAGTAGCTCATAAGTACGCCCCTGTTATAGCCTGTGGACAAGCTGATATTTCTGCAGAAGGAGAGATGTATTTAGGTATGCACCAACTGCACTACAGTAAGACAGGTAAACAAGGTACTGCTGATGCTATTATAATGCTCGGTAGAAGTGCTGATGAGTCTCTAGACAGCCTCAGAGGTATTACTGTACCTAAGAATAAACTCAGGATGCAGAGTAGTCCTAATAATATGAGAGAAGAAGTAGAATTTAACCCGATAACTGGGAGGTATACAGATGTGTAGTGTATTAATATTATATCTTATATGTGGTTTATTATATACATGTAGAGATGTTGAGCAGAATAATGTATTTGATGGTACAGAGAAGTGGTACTTAGTAATTATAATTTATATAGTAGGCAGTATAATAGGCTTCCCTATATGGGTAACTAAAAAATGGAAAGGTGTAGAGTAATGAATAATACGGCTATCCTTTGTACTACACTAGAACAGATTAAAGCTCACAATCCTTGTAAAACTTCTTATAAGAAGCTACTCAAAGGATTGGGCAAAACAAAAGCTGACTCAGAACCTCTTGAGTTCAGGAGTATTTATAACATCTTAGATGCAGATGATGTAATTTGGGCTACTAGAGTATTAGATAAGAAGACTAATGTACATGTAGGAGCTTTATTCGCTAATACTGTAAAACATCTTACTGAGGATAAGCGAATACATGACTGTATAGAAGTTTGTTTTAAGTACAGTAAAGGAGAAGCTACTGAAGAGGAGTTGCGAGATGCTGGTGATGCTGGTGATACTGCTACTTATGCTGCTTATGCTACTGCTACTGCTGCTTCTGCTTCTGCTACTTATGCTGCTGTTTCTGCTGCTTATGCTTCTGCTACTTATGCTACTGCTACTTATGCTGCTCGTGCTACTATTTATGCTTCTTCTGCTGCTATTTATAAAGATACTAAAGATAAATTAGCTCTTATATTCTTAACTTATATAGAAGGGATTTAATATGAAAATCATAACTAAACAAACACTTGTACAAGAGATTCAATATAATGTACAGGAAGTATGTGACTCAGGTAAAGAAGTAGATTATATTGAAGTAAGTGTAGAAGAGTATAATGAGTTATTGAAGAGTAATAGTATTAACGCAATTAATGAAATGACAATTACTATCAAGAATTCTAATGGTAACTCAGTACCTACTCGGATTCAACTGAAGAGGATGTTTGACTATAAACTATTAGACTTCGAGGAATTCAAGAAGTATGTACAAAAGACTTACCCTACTCTTAAGATACAGAAGAACATAAAACATGAGACTTTATTAGCTAAGGTCGATAAGATAGTACAAGAGAATAAGGAGTTACGTGATGCAGAGTAACCTACCTGATGATATAGAACAATACAAACAAAGAGATGGAAGTCCTTGGCAAGATGAATCTACAGAGTGTGAGGAAGATGAGGAATAATGAGTTATTTAATACTAGATATAGAAACCTCTATATATGAATCATTCAAGAGAAAAGCTAATCCATTTGACTCTAGGAATAGAATTATCACTATTCAATGCTTACATAGAGGTGAAGAACCTTACGTGAATTACTACGAAGATCCTGAGACACCTTTAGTAATAGGTATTAAGGAATCAACTAAGTTGATAGTAGGACATAATATTAAGTTCGACTTATTGTATTTGTGGGAATTACCTGAATTAGTAGACTTCTTTAAGCGAGGTGGTAAGATATGGGATACTCAATACGCTGAATATTTACTTGGGGCTATGGATCAAGAAGTACAAATGAATAGCTTAGACAGCATCGTCGAGTCGTATGGGGGTACTTTAAAGAATGACTATATAAAAGACCAGTGGAATAAAGGAATACAAACTATAGATATTCACCCTCAGAAATTAATTGAGTACGGTAAGTACGATGTTATTAATACTGAGATAGTATTCAAAGGGCAGGTAGAAAGAGCTAAAGAAGAGAAGATGATAACAACTATCATGTCTCGTACTGAAGCTATCCTTTGTACTACTGAGATGGAATTCAATGGTGTTCATATTGATGTTGAAGAAGGGAATAAGCAACAAGCTGAGTTACAGAGACGTATTGATTATATTAAATTAAGTCTAAGGAAGTACGTACCTGAATTACCTAAAGGTTGTAAATTCAAATGGACTTCTAGACCTAACGTATCTGCATTGATCTTTGGTGGTAATCTGAAATACAGAAAGAAGATGCCTATATTAGATGAGGAAGGGAATAAATGTTATACTAAGAAGAAAGAGAAACAACTTGTATTAGATGAATCACTTAATCCCATACTTATTAAATCAGGTAAGAAAGCAGGACAGCAGAAAACTAAGTTAGTTGATGTACAAGGAGAGCTTAAGGAACGCTACGAAGACTTCTTATTTCCTTTACCTCAGATAACTGAGCCACATAAGAAGTGGAAGACTGAGAAAGAAGGTGTATGGAAGGTTAATAAAGATGTAATCGAGGAGTTAGGACTCTTAGATATACCTTTCCTTAAGTTATACGCAGAACTCGGTAAGCTACAGAAAGATATAGGTACTTATTACTGGACTGAAGATGATAAAGGAAATCGTAAGGGAATGCTTACTTACATTAACAATGGCATCTTCCATCAGAAAATAAGTCATGTATCTACGATTACAGGAAGACAATCAGGGGATCAGCAACAAATACCTAAGAGAGATAAATCTACAGTAAAGAAGATTTATACTAGTAGATTCAAAGCAGGTATAATGGGAGAAGTAGATTACTCTCAGTTAGAGGTAGTATGTCAAGGTGTATTCAGTAAGGATCAGGCTCTTATAGATGATTTGAATAACGGAGTAGACTTTCATTGCAAGAGGCTTAGTATTAAACTCAATAGACCTTATGAAGAGGTATGGGATTTACATCATAAGAAGCACGACGAAGCAATAGGGAAGATGAGATCTGATATAAAGCAATTCTCTTTCCAAAGAGCTTACGGAGCAGGTGCTATAGCAATTAGTGCTACAACTGGAATACCTTTAGATCAAGTAAAAGAGATGATTGATATTGAAGAGAGGATGTATTCAGGAGTAGTTGAATTCAATGAAAACGTCATTAAAGAGGTTAAGAGTTCAAGAAAAGCTACTAAGAGTAAGATCTTTATAGATCTACATAAGGATAAATGGGGAAAGACTTCAGGTGGTCATTGGCAACCACAAGGTAGAGGTGAGTACAAGAGTCCTACAGGTACTAAATATTGCTTTAGAGAGTACGGATTTATGGGTAAGGCGGGATTCACACCTACTCAGACTAAGAACTTTCCTATACAAGGATTCGGTGGGGAAGTAATGCAAGTAATACAAGGTAAGGTATGGAGGCACTTCAGGAACAATGACAACTACGGAGGTAAGGCTTTATTAGTTAACACAGTACATGATTGTATAGTAGTTGATATGTATGACGAAGAGACAGCTAATCAGGTTAATAAAGATATGAGGAGAATCATGCAGAGTGTACCTGAAGTATTTAATCAGATGTACCCTGATATTAACGTCAGAGTACCATTTCCTGTAGAAGTTGAGACAGGGAAGAACTTATATGATATGGAGATATGGGATGACTAATGAATAATTTCTTTAAGAGATATAACTTACTTATATCTAATTTAGTCTATACTTTAGTATTCATAGGAATTATAGTACTTCTTACTTATGAAGTAGTATTATATGAGACTAGGAGTAGGGTACAGGTTGAAGTAGAGTTATATAAGAAACAAATGGATCTGTATATAAAGACTCAGATAGGTATAGCCTTTGAGATGGGAACTATTAAGGGTTGGGAAAAACACAAGAAGATGTTAGAAGATAAACAGAAGAAAATATAATACACTAAACCAAGGAGACAATATGTCTGTAGACACAAGTAAGTACAACACATCAATGGGTGAAGATTTAAGTAAACCACAAGAAGGTGGTAAGTTCGTTAGGAAGCCATTAGAGGCAGGAGCAGCACTAATTAGGTTAATACAAGTAGTTGATTACGGAGTACAACCGCAAAATCCTTCTCCTGATGGTGAAGAGAAGCCTGATGTAGCTACTCGACAATTAACATTTGAGGTAGTATCTAAGAAGCATCTCGAAGAGTACGAAGTAGATGGTGAGAAAAAGATAGGTGCTAGGTACCTGAACATATCATACAATGGTATGAAAATTAGTAATCACCCTAAGAGTAATCATAGTAAGGCATTCACAGCTATGAACTACAAAGGAACAGCTACTAAATTCTATGAGTTGTTAGGTGAAGTATATAAGTGTGAGTTAGTTCCTTCTAGTGGTACGATGATGTATATCAGAGATATTAAACCTCCTCTTTATGAAGAGACTATTGATGGTGAAGGTACTGGTAAGATGTTACCTCTTAAGGTTCACCCACAAATCAATGATTCTAAAGTGTTCCTTTGGGATCAACCATTTATAGAAGATTGGGATGCTCTTAAGATTGAAGGTAATAACTTCATACAAGAGAAGATTCTTTCAGCTAAGAACTACGTTGGTAGTCCTTTGCAAGCATTACTTACTGGAATTAATTTAGGTGATAAGTCAAATTCAGAAGATCAATTAGACGGTATTGTGTAATGAAAACAGTAGATATTAGTAAATACTCTAATATTGATACATCAGAGATGCAGGAGCTAGTTTTAGCTCCTCTTCCTGATATAGTGGCAGATAGAGTTCTTCAATTAGATGCAGATATAGCCTGTTATGAGTGTACTTACAATGAGAATGAATCTCTAGAGGAGTGTAAGAATAACCTCTTAACTCTTATAGAAAAGTACAGAGTCTATGCAGGAGCAGAAAGAGTTGTGTGTCATTTAACTGGTAAGTTAAAAGGTAATAGATATAACATAGCTACTGTTAAGCCTTATCAAGGTAATAGAACAGGCAAAGCTAAACCTAAGAACCTTAAGAAACTAAGAGATTATTTAACTTCATACGTTAGTTCTACAGTGTCAGTATTCTTTAATGAATTAGAAGAAGCTGATGACAGTCTTACTCAATTTCACCACAACAATCCTAATAGTGTATTATGCAGTAGAGATAAAGATTTAAGGATGAACTCAGGATTACATCTTAATTGGGATACTCTTGAGTTACATGAAGTAGATCCTTTTGGTTATTTAGAGATCAAGGAATACGAGACTAAAAGTGGTACTAAGAAGCGTAAGATATATGGAGAAGGTACACTTTGGTTTTGGTTTCAGATGCTCGCAGGAGATACTGCTGATAATATAGCAGGATTACCTATGATACAAGGTAAGACTAAGATGGTTAAGTGTGGTGATATAAGAGCTTATGAGGCTATTACTGATTATTTAGATGTTGATTATGGAGCAACTAATTATTCTTTATATAGGTTTGTATTAACATTATATAAAGATTATTACGTAGATGATTCTGAGTATGGCAGAACGGAAGAGGTAGCAGAAGCTATGTTCATAGAACAAGCTAAATTACTTTGGATGAGACGACACGTAGGTGAAGATGATGTGTTGAATTGGTTTAAGGAGATAGGATACCTAGCTATGAAGGAGTATTATGAGAAATAGAAATAAGAAGAAACTAAAAACTAAATTACAGTTGGTATTACCTATCCTATACAATAATCCTGATGGTGAAGATATTGTATATGATAAGAAGATTGAGTTACCTATAGGATTAAGTAAAGAGAAATGTGTTAAAGTATTACGATATATATTCAATATGATAACTCCCCAAATGAGTTTTGAAGAAGTATGTGAATCTCAAGGATGGAAGTTCTTAATACAATGGAAAAAAGGGAATTATGAGTACTTATGAGTTCAAGGAAGCCCAAGGAGATAAGCTTATAGTAACTTCTAGGAAAGAATACAGTGATACTACTTACACTTCTATACAGGTTCTATTAGATGAAGATAATAGCGATGAGTATTATGTAATATTAGAGCCTGATGATGTAAGAGCTTTAATTACTTATCTTAGTAGTACATTGGAGGATTAATGCAATTCAAGAAACTAACTAGACATGACGTAGAATCTGCTAGGAAGCTCATAGCAGGTAAGCAGAGATATATCTGTCCTATCTGTAAAGGACAACTCAGTAGGGTTAAAGGCGATAGGAAGAAGACTTCAGCTTTAGATCATTGCCATACTACAGGACTTGTTAGAGGTATACTCTGTATTAACTGTAACGGACTAGAAGGTAAGATAAAAGGATTAGCTCAGAGAGGTCAGCACACCTTAGAAGGTGGTTATTTAGAATGGTTGAATAACTTAGTTAAATACCTCAATAAGAAACCTCAATATAACCTCATACATCCTACGCATAAAACACCTGAAGAGAAGCGTATAGCGAAGAATCTCAAGGCTAAGAAGAAGAGAGCTAAAGACAGACAAATAATAAATAAAGGATTAAAATGAATACTGAATTAACAACTAAAAAATTAACAACTAAAGAATTACTTGTATTAGCTGAATTCAAAGCTGAATTAGATACCTTATATCCACATAAAATATATCTACATAGAGATTATATCGATAAAATATATGATGAATTTACATCAACTACGTCATCTAAAGATACTTACTCTAACCCTAATCAACTAGATATGTTCGATGAGAATATACATGTAAAGGATGTATAATGCCTACACCTAATGGATCTGATGTAGTTAATAACCCTAAACACTACGCTTTCTTTGATGATATAGAAGTTATACAGATAATACGTAGTGCAATGACACGAGAAGCATTCAAAGGGTATTGTTTCGGTAATGCACTGAAGTATCATTTAAGAGCAGGATTTAAAGATAATACTGAACAAGACCTAAGTAAGGCAAAGAAATACAGAGAGTTACATGAAAAATACAGGATTTACGACACAGAGCTTAACTCATAGTCTAGAGAAGTATAAAGTAGTATCTACATATGGTTCAGTAGAAGTACAAGCTGAATCAATAACACATGCTTGGGATCAGATTAAAGAGCAACAGAATAT